GCAATTTCCGATTCATCCTGCCAAGCAACAGAAAGCATCCTGAAAGCATCCGCACCGTGTGAAGTCCAATCATGGCGGGGCTTATCCCTAAATACTTTCTTATCCTCATCGTACTCCCTTTGATACTGACGCAAGCACTCAATCCCGTCTTGACATTTAAAGGCATCAAACCAAGTTCTAGCTAAAGCCATTCTTGTAGCTTGAATACCGTCTTGTAATGACAGATTTGGTACTATTTTAAACAAATTTCCGCTTTTTAGTGGCAATTTATCCATTAATTGTTCAATTATTGACTTGCCACCGCTTGCTAATGTTTTTGCTCTAGCGTCATGCGGTAGCCAATGTGTGCCATATTCGTAGGGTCGTTCTTTAATTTGGTTGGCGTAATAGATAATTGGTTGACCGTGTGCTTCGTGGTAATCCAATACCCGAATCTCGCCATGCACCACCTGAAACCACCAAATAGCCGTAGCATCGTTAAAGCCCAAATCCCATGCTGTATGCACAGGAAACATAGGGTCGCACTCCACTTTGGTAATACGCCCTGCATCAGTAAGCAATCGCATCTCTGTACCGTAAATAGCACCAATAATGGCAGCTTCAAACGAACACTCAAACTCTTGTTGGTATTGGTCAATCGACATTGACTTTAGGGCATCATCCAATTCAGCTTGTGCGATTAGCTTGGTTTGACTAGCCCGTAGGACTTTGCTATACCATTCGTCAGGATTTAGCGTGGCGTACTGGTAAATATCGTAAAAGGTGTTGTGACCCTTTGGTGTGCCAATAAAAGTACCCCAGCCCTGTCTATCCGCAAGCAATGGTCGTATTACTTCACCCCAAACCTTTGGGCTACGCATATCAGCGTATTCGTCTAAAACTACGCCATCTAGGTATAAACCCCTAAGTGCGTCAGGATTGTCTGCACCAAACAAACGAATTCTAGCCCCATTGAATAACTCCACCCACAACTCTGAGATATTGTGCTTAACCCGTGCAGGCTCACTAAACTGCATAAGATAATCAAAAGCAATAGACTTAGCTTGAGCATAGTACGGGGCAATGTAAGCATATCGGGCATTTTCCTTACTTTCAGTTAAGGCTCGCCAAAGAATGTCGTTAATACAGGCTACAGTCTTGCCAGCCCTTCGGTGGGCAATGATAACAGCCCAGCGTTGGGTTCTGTCGTGGAAGTCTAGGAATACATCCCTAGGCTTATACAGTTCAATGTTGAAGTCTGTATATTCGATTACTTCTTCCATGTAACCACATAGCGAATGGGTTTGTCCTCGTTACCAATATGCTCTGTACGAGCCAGTTTGGGTATATGATATTCAGCCATCTTTTGCATAATGTCTAATGCTTTGTCGGGGGCGGGTGGCACAAGCCACATTGGTACGCCATTCTTAACCACTTGGCGTTCAATCATTACATCATCTTCTTTAACGGTTTCCATTAACGGAATACCCTCTGCGACTTTATAGAGCCAATCTTGCATTTTTGGTGCGTTCCCCTCTACCAAGTTAGCGAAAGCCTGTCTAGCAACGGCTGTAGTCTTATTAGGTACGCCAGCTTTTCTGCCTGCTCGATTTAAGTTGTCGACAGATTTCGACAGTTTATTATCCATACTACCTCAAGTGATTGATTTAGTTAGGGTAAATTCTAATACTATTTTGATACTTTTTCTAATTGTTTAGTAATTATTTCTTTACGGGTGACTGGTTTGTTATTTTGTTCAAGGATTTTTACATCAGATGGTTCAAATACTACAAAGTTGTTTGTGCCTTTACCCGAACTACGACTACCTTCGTCTAAATAGCGTATGCCTTTAATTCCTAATGAATTCATTAATTTAGATGCTTCGGCTTGTGTTTTAGCTAAATTTGTAAGTTCTCGGTAAAGCTCACTACCAGTCATGTTTGGCGAAAAACTGTAATTTGTGCCTGTGGCTGGTATTTTAAAATTTGCAAACCTGTCCTCAGTCAATCCCAACGCTTTTTTAATTGCGTCAGATTGTTGACTAATCGGTTTATCCCAATCCAACATATTAGGGATGTATTCATCAGGTATATCTACTTTGTATAGGTTTCCAACTTGATTTGCGCCCGTTTTTTTAGCTTCTAATTGCGCTATTTCTTGACGAACTTCATTGATAGTAGATGCGGGTGCGTTGTTTTTAATTACATATTCAAGTTCCGATTTAGCCTTAGAAATTGCTTGATTTATATCCTTTGAGCCAAATAATCTATTTTGCGCCTGCTTTTCCACAAAATTTGGCATATATGATTTAGCAACTTCAGGATTTTCAGCAAAATACATCCCATGCCCATAAGCTTGTGCGCCTTCGCCAGTTCCTACTTTGCTTATGTCAAACTTGCCTTTAATGGTATGGGGTGTGCCATGATAAGCGGTTAATCCCATTAAATTGGGTACTTGAGCCATTTGGCGTTCAAATGCGGCTCTATCGCCCACTTGTATGCCGTTTTGCCCCATCGTTAAAGCAGCGTCAATATCTGAGCGTTGTTGGGCTAGGTTTTGGGCGGCATTGGGAATGATGTTACGAATGTAGTTGCTCATGGTCTGAGCCGTGGTTGTGCGTGGGCCTACCACCTGACCTTGGGGTGTTACATATCCAGCTTGGCGTAGAACTTGCGCCAATGTAGCCATTTATGCCATATCCTTTGCAAACTTATTAAAGTGTTTCATTAATGCGGCTTTACGCTTTTCACGCTTATCTTGATTCTTCTCTAGCGTGGTCTGTTTGTGCGGTTGCAACAAAGAATTCTCAGGTTTAATCTTTTCTTTTTTAAACATTACATATCCTTCATAGCGTCAGAGATTACTTGTCTGCGGGGCTTTTTAGCAGTTTTAGCGGCATCTTTGAAGTCTTGGGCGGTTGGTGCGCCTTTGCTACCAACCTTACGCATTTTTTCGCCTGAACCAGCCTTAATCCTAGCCCTTTTTTGGTGAATATTATGGTACAAACCTTCTTTAGCCACAGTTCCATCTCCTCATACTTGCTTTTGCTCGTTCAGCATTTTTGCTTTTGTTTACAACACCTTGCATCCTTGCACAGAAACTAGCTTTACGACCTTTATCAGCTTCAGTCTTTGGATTTGGGGCGGGGGCTTTTAAATTAGCGTTGTTCTTGCGGTTATATGCGGCTCGACCTGCTGCCGTCATACCTGCGCCTTCTTCTGTCGATAAGTAATGCCGACCTTTGCCTTTCGTAGTCTTGGCGATTGGCTTATCGTGCTTTTCTATTGCGGCACGGATTTGGTCTTGGCGGCTCATGCCTTTTCTTCAATGTATTTAGCGTAAGCATCTTCAAGCTTGGCTTTGCGGTTGCCCTTAGCGTATTTACGCTCAGTTGCAAGAGCAATAGCTACGGCTTGTTTTTTAGGCTTGCCAGCTTCCATTTCTTTTTTGATGTTTTTATCTACGGCTTCGGCTTTTCCTGACTTGATTAGCGGCATAATAATTTCCTTTTATTTCAAGAACTTAAGTTTATAAGTTGTGGTGTTAATCAGGTCTGCAATACCGTCTATTAGGTTTTGCAAGTCAGAATCTTGCGGTAAATCTTGGCGGGCATCCGCTACAAAGTTTTGTAGGGATTCTAAGTATTTAACGGGGTCTTTGGGTTGGTGGTAAACGCTAGGAAATGCGGTGAATTTGCCGTATTTGCCCATGTATGCTTCAGCAAAGCTATCGGTTAGTTCTACGATGCCGTCATAATATTCGCCTAATGCGGTGTGCTTGGAAAAACTGTCCGTAGTCCAGTGAAAAAAATGGGTGTTTGTCGCAGAATGTAGCAATGTAGCTACAAATAATGCACAGTTTTCCATAAAAACTCCTTTAGATACCCAATTATATTAGGTTTTTTGCAAAATCCACACACTCCAATAAGGGTAAGCGTTAAAAAAATTCTCGTCTTTATCGGCTGTTGGTTTGTATTTGGACTTAACAAATTTGTTATATGCTTCGACATCAAACATAAAACCGTGTTTGTGGAATAACTTGTACCAATACTCAATCGGTTGAATATTCACATGGGTCGGGTCACCCATATACATTTCTTTGGTTTCCCCGTCTTTTACAGCATCTAAACAAATAAAAGCTCGCCCAGTTTTCTTTAAAATTCTTGAAAATTCATGCAATATGGCATCCATTTGGTCTTGCGGGATATGCTCTAAGACCTGTGCGGTATGCACTAAATCAACGCTTTCTGTTAAGCAAGGTAGCTCAGATATTGAGCCACAATGTAGCTCATTGGCATAAAACCCAAAATGACTACGGCCAATGTCAATCATGTGTTTGTTTAGGTCTGCCCCCAAAACCCGCATATTAAGCTTATGAAAGCCTTTAAGAATAGAACCACAAGCACAGCCAGCATCTACAACAAAACCGTCTGTGGGCGTTTTACAGGCTTCTACGACCATTTTGGCGTATTCTTCTTGCCAATACCCATGACCAAGATAATCTAGCCCTTTTTCAGCGTGTTCATCGTAGTAGTCTTTAGTGTATTCGGTGACTTTAAGATTCTGTATTAACACGAATTAATCCTATTGCTCTAAGTGCGGCTTCGGGGCTATCTACTCGACTAAGTGGGCCACCCTTCCAGTTAGCCAAAAACTTTAATTGGTCGGGCGTGTATTTAGCTTTGGCGTTTTTTTTGACTTCCATCAAGATTGTTTCACCGTTAAAACACACCATTAAATCAGGCATACCTTTACCAACCATTGACAAAATGTGTACATCTGCACCCGCTTGTCTAAGGGTTTTCACTATTTCTGCTTGATTTACATCCACTTTTCGGGCGTATGGCATTGATTATTAACAATATTCAGTTAAGATAGGCTAACTTTATCACGATAAGGTCTTTTATGGGCAGAAATCAATACGGGGAATATGTTACAGACGAAAAGTTTATAGAAGTTTGGAATCGGCTAAGAAGCCCCACAGCAGTAGCTAAAGAGCTTGGAATCAATATTAGAAACGCCATGATGCGTAGGCGTACATTGGAAGTTAAACACAAAATTACGCTTGATACTGACTTAAATTACAAAAACAAGATTGCAAAAGAATATCAAGAGCGTGAAAGAGCCAAAAAACTAGAACGCCAAGAAGCCCTACAAGAACGATTAGATGCCACTAGCCATAGCGTTAGGCGGGGCATGGAACTAGAAAAAGGGCGTGTCATCATATTTTCCGATGCCCACTTTACAAACTACACCACAACCGCTTTTAAGGCCCTTATTAAATTTATTGAGCATTTCAAGCCTAAAGCCATCATCTGTAACGGTGATGCGTTTGACGGGGCTGTATTAAGCCGTTTTCCCAAGATTAACTATGACAGTCAGCCAAGCGTTTTAGACGAACTAAACTACTGTAAAACCCATTTAGAAGCCATTGTTAAGGTTAAGCCCGCAGGTTGTCGGCTAATTTGGACTTTGGGCAACCACGATATGCGGTATGAAGCTGCGCTTGTAGCCCGTGCCCCTGAGTTTTCGGGGGTTGATGGCTTTAACCTTAAATATCATTTTCCTGAATGGGAAACTTGTTGGTCGTTTTGGGTCAATTCCGATACTGTAATTAAACACAGGCATAAGGGCGGTAGGTACGCTGGCTATCATAATGTTCAAGCTAGTTTTAGCAATATTTTTACGGGGCATACCCATGTATTGACTTGTAGCCCAATATCCACTTTTGACCAAAAAACCTATTGGGGCGTACAAACTGGCACTTTAGCCGACCCTAATGACGATGCCTTTATTTATACTGAGGATAACGCTAAAGATTGGCGGTCAGGCTTTATTATGGCTTCATGGGAGCGTGGTCGTTTAATCATGCCTGAAATGATTATGGCTTGCGGGGAAAATGAGGTCGAAT